CCGAACTCAGCAACCAATCTTTTGAGAAAGCGCTTTGCTGCCTTGGCGTTTCGGCGTGTTTGCACGAGAATATCAAGAACATCGCCATTGGCGTCGATCGCACGCCACAGCCAGTGCTTCTTGCCACGGATGTGGCGTGACACTTATTCCTGCAGTAAATTACACCAATATCTGCAGCAGAGCGTTTTTGCGCGCTTGCGCCCGCGATGGTCCGTTCAACAGGTGTTTGAATAGCCATTGAATGGCTGTTGTCATGCCGTCCTGTCGCGCGGGCCGTATGTCTGACAAGTCGGCCGCCCCGCCTGCCTCATTCGCTCACCATCAGACCGGCGGGATGATCCCCACCACAAGCATCTCAGCTGTGGCCTTAACAGTCAGGTTGCCCGAAGCTGTGCCCGACATGACCGAAACTCTGCGGGCAGAACTCGCGTAGGTTCTCGTGTCTGTGTGGTTCACGGTTCCCCCATTGAAGGTGATTGCCGTCCCATCCCTGTTGTAGGCCACTGCCGCTGCCGATCCCGCCGATCCCCCTGCCCGGATCGGCGTGGATGCTGCTGGCTGCCTTGGTCACTCTTGCAGCCAAGTCCGGACGGCTGCGATATCCGCAACGGGCGCAGTCTCCCGCTTGAATGCCGCCTTCCGGATTACGCCTTCAAATCGTCCCGACCCATCGACCGTGTTAAGATTGGCGCCGATTGCCACCGGCATGTTAGCGGTGGTTAGCCTGCCAGATCCAGTCAGGGTCCCAGTACCGGTTACCGGCGTTCGAGGGGCCGTGTCCGCCATGTCGATCACCTCCACATGGACTGCCGTTCCATTCAGGTACGCAATCGCGCAATAATCGCCGCCGTTTACTATTGTTTTTGTTGCGAGTGCGCCAAAGTTTGCATCGCTGGTGTTGAAGGCGATAGCCTGCACGCCGGTTGAATTAACCCTGAACTGGATAATACGCCTTGGGGGAATATCAGCAGCAATTAACTGTATGAAGTCTGTGCCGATGTTTGTCGGCGAGAAACGAACCGCCGTCATCCAGTTTGGGCCTAGGGCGCCCTGCCGGCACAAAAGATAACTGCCAGCCGCGCCATCAAAACTCACACCATTCGCATGTTTGACAACACCGTCAGCGGTCAAGGCTAGTCGGCTGTGCCGGGCCGCAGCATCAACACGGTTTACAAACGGGTTGGTTCCGGCTGTCAGTGTACGCAGCACACCTACTGAGTCACCGTTGTCAAGCGCACGCATATTTGCACTGTCAAAAGTACTGGCAACCTGCGTCGCGTCCAAAACTGTATCGAACTCAAGATCTACTACTGCCTGCGCCGCAGTGCTGACCGTTGGTGCCCATCTCGACGGGTTTGGCGTATAGGCCACTGCCTGACCGTTGTGCATTGATGAATACTCTTGCACCAACCAACCGTCTTCACTGTTTGGATATTGCACGATCATCCCGAACGGGCCGGGGAGTTGTGATACTAGCAGTACCGGCTCATCGTTGCTGGTCTCCATTACGCGGAGGCCTGTGATATCAATTTCTCCCTCGCCAATAACGGTCCTGCGCCAACTGGTTCCGTCAGTCCGCCGCTGGTACACGCCCAGCAGTCGCGATGTTGCGACTGTGCTGTCAGAAAACCCCGCGTAAACCACATCTGGGGAGCCATTGCTCATTGTTATGGCCGCTCCAACACGGTTAATCCCCTCTCCGGCACCGAGGTTTCCAACAATTTCTGTAGACACGGTGCCGTTGGCAAGAATGGTGGCGCGTTTGAGCGTCATGTCACCATCTGCCAACGCATCTTCCACATATACTAAATACAGCAGATACGCGACGGCCCCATCATACCGAAGCGAGAAGTTCCAGACTGGCAGGATACCCTCATCCGCAATTTCAGTAAGATCCGAAAGGGCCAGTGTAGCCGATGGTGTAATCGCGGTGCCAGTCAGGGATCGGAATTGACCCGCATTGTCGATATTAAACCCCCAGATCGGCTGACCTGCATTTCCTGTGCTGTCAAGCGGATGGTACGCCACCGTCATAGTGGCTTCGGTGCCTGCCGCATTTACTGCGGAAACTGGGTAAAGCCGCTGTGCGCTGTCACAGACTTGTGTCGCCGCCGACCACGTATCCCCATCGTCTGTTGATGATGTGTAATAGAGCCTTCCATCGACACTCCCTGCACCCCGGAAGAAAATGTAGATCGTTGGCGTCGTTGCGCCCGAAAGATTGACCGCATTGACATACGTCATCGTCGGGATTGGATCGTCGTTCGGGAACAGCGACGGCCCTAATTCTACTACCGCGTCCCAATTTGCCCAATCCCCGGCAGTGGTTTGAACCCGCATCCGCATGTATCGCAGGCTGTGACCGGTCCAGATCACCATAGCCTTGCCGTCCGAGCGCATTATCAGCGCTGGGTCAGAGTGGTTGTTTCGTGCTGTCCACCCAAGGAAAACATCAGCGTCAAGAGTATCGCTCGTTGGGCACACCATGTGGCGTATAATGACCCCACCGGTGATCCCATTGTCGCCTTCGTTTGACGAATACAACGCGGCGTAAACGTCACCATTCGACATGCGCACGGACTTGGGGGTAACAAACTCAGCGTTGTTAGCCTGCCCGTTGCCGGGGCCGGAGCCTGTGCGCGTTGTCCCGCTGAAAGGGACAGCGGTGACTGTGATGATTTCCGTAGGTGTGGCCGTTTTCGCATCCGACCACGGCCCTGCGCCAACCGAATTGACCGCCCGGACCGTGATGCTGGCTTCCGTGTCGGCCAGCACTGTAATGTCGCGCGCACCTGTTGCAGCACCGCTCGCGAGCGTCACAGCCGCGCCTGTGCCGATCCGATATTCGATGCTCGTGATCGCCGCCCCGCCGTTGTCAACGGGCAGCGCACTGATCGTCAGCGTCAGGGTGTCGCCGTCTGTGCTCGGCTGATCCGCCAGCGCCCAGCCGTTGGTCAGAAACGCGTCCGGTGCCGTTGCTGCGGGTGTAACCGCCACGGTATTTGAGGCCGCGCTGGCCGTGCCGTTGCCTGCATTGGTGCGCGCGAAGACGGTCGCATAAACACCGGTCTGCGCGCTCAGGCCCGTCACATCAAACTCCGCAAGATTGCCACGGTTGATCGTGGCAAGCAGCGCGTCCGCCGCGCTGTAGACCAGAAACCGGTAGCCGTCCGTCAGAAGCGTTCCGCCGTTCAGGTCCGGTGCGGCGGGCGGGGTGATCGTGATCTGTGTCTCGCCGCCGGTCAGCGTCGGGGCCGCCATGGTGTCAGGTGCCGTGGCGCTTTCCGCCGCCGCCGTAATCTCCACAGGCAGTGGCACCGATGTGGGGCCTGCCACGTTGCGCCCGGTGACCACCAGCGTGGCGCTGATCGGCGCTGTGGTGGGGATGGTCACAAGCCCGGTCGAACTGACCGTCGCTGTCCCTGTGACTGACCACTCGGTGGCCCCGCGAATGGCCGTCGCCGCGTCGCGGGTGATCGCATCCGCACCCTGCACGGCGGCCACCGGCGCCAGCTGCGCGATCACCACCGGCGGCGCGATCAATGTCCCGACAGCGGCCGCGAAATCAATGAAACACCCCGCTGACATGGTGCGGTCGTTCAGCGTCAGCCGCACCGCGATCCGGTGCAGACCAGGTGCAAACTTGTAGGGCGGTTGCAACACCTTTTGCAGCCCACCGGTGCCGTCCGCGATATCCGATGGCAGCTGCATGTGACTGCCATCCGGCAGCACGATCCACGCGGTCACGTAGCCGCCCGTGATGTCGATCGCGGTGGCATCGTCTTTCCAGACAAACGCCAGATCGAGCGTTTCGTCCGCACCAATTGCAATGGTGCGCTCGGGGAAATCTTCATAGCGTCCGAACTGGGCGTCAACGGTCTCAATGGGCATGTCAGGCTCCTGTGGCGGGCGAAATGGGGGGGCGTTCCAGATCCAGCTCGGTCACAAGCCGGTCGGTCAGAATGTGATGTGCGCGGTGCACCGACCAGTCGCCCGCCCATTCCGGGCGGACCTCGGCAAACCGGATGCGGGCACCGGCAAATGCCGAAGGCACGAACCGGATCAGGTTGATGCGGGCGGTCTGGGCCCCGCGCGCGGCATCGGCCAACGCGGCCTGTGCGGCGCGCGCGGCTTCATTTTCGGTGGCGTGAACGTGGCGCAGCACGCGGCGCGGATCGCCTTCACCCACGATCACCTTGTTGACGGCCCCGGTGCCCAGGTCGGTCCAGGACGCCTCTGCGCTGGCGTATCGGCCCCTGTCGGCGGCGTGCCAGGACCATTTGCTGGCGTCGGACGGTGCCAGCATCACGGGCGGCAACGGCGTGCCGTCGGCGGCGGTGCCCGCCCCGCGGCGCGCCAGCACCAGCCGCCCGTCTGCGGGCTTCACGGTGCCGCCCACGCGCCGCGCGAGGCGGGTCAGCAGGTTCAGGTCGCTCTCGGCCGTCTGTGCCACAAACCCGGGCGCATGGGCGGCCAGGGCGGCGTCGGCGGCGGGCGTCAGGGAATGCGCGCCCGCGATGGTGCGCAGGATATCGCCCAGGCTGGCCCCTTCCCACGCACGGGTGCGCGGGCTGCGGATGCCGCCGCTCATGTCGGCGGCGGTGGCGCTGATACGCATCTGGCGGGTCGGCCCGGTGAGCTCGGTATCGTCGGTGCGAAACGCGCCCATCGGCGTCAACGGGACGCTGGCCATCGGGGTGCCAAGCGGCCCCTGCATGCCCAGCCAGACACGGATGACCGACTGGTGCGGCGGCGCGGCCAGCCGCGCGTCACGGTCATCGAGCGTCAGGCTCAGCGTGTCGGCCTCGATCCCCGCGGCGTCCAGAATGCGCAGCTCCAGCAGCCGGTCAGCCACCCGCGCGGTCACGTCCTCGCCGTCGGCGGTGACGCGGAACAACGGCTTCACGACCGGCCCCACAGGCGCAGCACGGGGGTCTGGGACGGTGCGGGCAGATCGGGCAGCGTGACGCGCGTGCGGTAGGGCAGGATCGGCCCCAGCTCGGCAAGGCCGGGATTGGCATCCAGCACGGCAACCAGCACGTCACGCCGCCCGTACTGAGCCAGCACGATCTGGTCCAGCACCTCGCCGCGCCCGGTCAGATATTCGGCCATGTGCCGTCCTCCCCGTAGCTTTGCAGATCCACCGAAAAGTCGATGCGCCGGGGCGCGCCGTCGCGCAGAAATGTGCCTTTCGTCTCGGAAATGCGCAGGATTACCCAGCGTTGCAGAACAAAGCCCAGACCATCGACCAGGATCATCGGCTCGCCCAGGCGGGCCACCAGGCGCATCGCTTCAACCTGCCGTAAACCGCCCTTGAAATGGGGGTAAATGGTGCCGTTCAACGTGATGGTTTCGACCCCGGGCCCCAGAAACTGCGCCGCCGGGTCCCGGCCTGCGCGGTCCAGCGTCGCCCAGCGGTACATCGCCGTGCGCTGCAGCGTCTGATAGCTGGCGCGGTTCACGCCGAACCGGAACCCGCCCAACGCCATCATGGTCAGCGACGCGATCATTGCGCGTCCTCGGGCGTGTCATAAAGATGCGGCATGGCGGGTCCGCCGCGGCCCCTTCTGGCCTGCTGGCGGATGACCTCGTTCGCAATGGCCTCGGGGTTCTGGTTGGGATGCGGCGTGATGGTGATGGTGTTGTTCTGGGTGTAGGTTCCATCCGCCCGCGGCGGGCGCAGCGGGCCGGTCATGTCAACCGCGGCGTCCGGTGCCGCACTGTCCCCGCCCCCACCCGACAGATAGTTGGACAGCCAGTCGGGGAGTATCCCCGCGATGCGCGCCTTGATGTCCGCGACCATCCGGGGGATGACCCCTTTCGCACCGCTCCACAGCGTCTGGATCATCGCCTTGCCGCTGTCGTACAGGCTGATGCCTGACAGCTTGCCATCGATGTAAGCCCCGATTTCATCCCATGGGGCAAAGATCGCGGCGGTCAAAAGTGCAGCGCCCGCAATCAACAGGCTGAACGGGTTTGCAACCGCGACAACCGACAGCAGAAGTCCGATGCCCTTCGCGACCAATGCGACCGGCTTGATGATGCCGACAAGCGCAACGCTCACAGCCAAAGACGCCGCCTTGAACCCCAACAAGGCCAGTGCCGCCTGTCCCAAAGCGGCGACCAGTTCCGGATTTGCGGAAACCCATTCGCGCATTTGCTGCAGAAACGGGGCGACTGCTTGGATCACATCCTTGATCGCGGGCAGCAGCTCGGTTGTGAATGTCGTCACCAGCGCGTTCACGTTATTGATCAGCAGTTTGATCTGGTTCTCGGTCGTGCCCGACTGTGCTTCGAATTCACGCAGCATGGCCCCGGCAAATTCCGCCGGATCCGCCACCAGATCGAACGACGCGCGCAGGTTGTCGAGATTGCCGATCAAGGGCGTAATTGCGCTGGTTGCTTCCTGGCCGAACAAATCCCCGATCGCAGCGTTCTGGACGGCGGCGGGCAGTTCGCGCAGCCGCTCCAGCACGTCGATAATCGCGCCCTTTGCGTCGACCTGCATCCGCTCGGCCATCTCCGTCGCGTCCAGGCCAAGCTGTTCGAAAATCGCAAGCTGCCTGTCAGTCGCGCTCGCGCCCCGGGTCAGCGCGTTGGTGAAATTCTTCAGGCCAGTGGCTGCGCGTTCCGGCGATGCCCCGGCAGAAAGGATGGCCGCAGACAGGCCGACGATTTCGGTAGTTGCCAGGCCTGCACTTTTCGCAGTCGCGCCGACATAGCCGATCATATCGATCAGCTTGGCTTCGGTCGTGCCGATGTTGTTTGCGGTGTGGTTTATGGCATCGGCGAAAATCAGGCTTTCTTCGGTCCCCATGCCAAGAGCGTTCTTCCAGATCGCCATGGTTTGGCCCGCCAGCTGTGCCGGAATTTCAAATGCAACGGCCATCTGGGCGGTGTTGCGCGCAAACTCGATCATCTCGGCGTTCAGGGCCTCGATGCCCAGATCCTTGTTGATCAGGTTCGCCTTGCCAGCTTCCTCGATGATGGCTGCAATGTCGGTCGCGGTCTGCGCGATACCCCCAGAAGTTGACAGGTTCTGGATTTCCTGACCAAGCGCTTTCAGCGCATCAGGCGTCTCGAAATCGACGACTTTGTTAATCCCGGCCATAGCGGTCTCAAACTGGATGGCGGGCCGCACAGCGGCATAGATCGACGCACTCAATGCGCCGACTTCGATTACCTGCCCGCGCATCGACGCAATCTGTCGCTGCGCAGCACCATCCAGCCGGTCTGCCACGCTTGTGACAGAGCCACCGACCTCGCGCATCGACGACAGCACCCGCCTGGACGGTCCGGTGACCTGATCGACCAGGCGCAGGATCATGGCGATGTTGAGGTCGGACATCTACTGCTCCTGTGCTTGCTCGCGCGCCCGGTCGCGCCAGCGGGCAAGTTCCGGCAGCGACATCGCGCACATTTCGGCGTGCCCGAACCGGTAGATCAGCGCGATGTCGGCCATGGCGTCTTCGACGTCGTCGGGCATCAGGCCTCCGTCGCCGCCTCCTGGTCGAAAAAACCCACAACGGCGCCGCCTGCCCGGGCCAGATCTGCGGGGCACAGCTTTGCGATTTCGGGTCCTGTCAACCCTTCGATGCAGATGCGCGGCAACAGGTTCATCAGCGCGTTTACATCCAGTTGCAGCACATCGGCCAGTTTCAGGCCGCGCAGATCGCCGGATGTCGGCTCGCGCAGGGTCAGCTTGGTCATCTTGCTTTCGCCGCGTTCGATCGGGCGGACCAGGGTGATGGTCTTGGTGTCCATGGTGGTTGTCCTTCAGGTGGGGGTTTGGGTGGCAAGCCTGTCGCGAAGGCGAAAGCCCAGCAGCTGCCAGATCTTCGTTCGCGCGTTTTGGCGCGCGATGATGCGGCCCAGCTCAGCGTCGAAATTCGCGGGGGCCGCGCACGCACTTTCGCCGGTCACCACGAAGCCATTGGTCAGTGTCAGCGCGCAGACGGTGAGGCAAGACCCGGGGAACACGTGGAACTCCTCGGCCACGACCTCGTCATCCAGCATCTGGGGTGTAACCCGCGGCGCGGTCAGGACCTTGGGCCAGACGTTTGGCACATCGGCGGTCGCTTCATGGTCCATTCAATGGCTCCTTAAACTGGTGATGAAGGCGGCAAGCCGCGACCGGCGTTTGCCCGTCTTCAGTGGGGTCTTCGGTGGGGTCTTCGGGGTGGCGGCACGCACCTGCCGCGCTTTAACCTCCTGCTTGGCTGTCCTACAGGCGGCGCGGTGTAGGGCGGCGCGGTGTCGGGCGGCGCGGCGGCGTTCGGCGCGCTGACCCATCAGAACCCCATGGCCTGGCGGATACCTTCCAGCTGATCGACGCCGCCGATCACGCGCTTGCCGTTCTCGACATCGATCTCGCACAGCTCGGTGCCGTTCAGCTCCAGCCGGAAATAGTCGCAGCTGGTGATCAGCTTCAGGGGCGCCGCCTGCCCGGGGCGCAGGTTGTTCGGCTCCACCGTCGACCAGCGCCCGCCGATCGTTGCGATGAACGTGTCGGCGGTGAAATCATCCTCGCCCATCGCGCCGGGGCGCAGGACAAGGCGCTGCTTGGTGCCGAACAGCGTGATCAGCTCGGGCGACCATTCCTGGAACGTGATCTCGGCCGTCATGGCCTGCTGGCCCATGTCGATGGCGATGGGGGCGTCCATGCCTGCGCCGCGGAACTCCTCGGTCTGGAGCTGCAGCATGGGCATCTTCGCTTCGGACACTTTTCCGAAATACGAAGTGCCGTCGATGAACGCGTTGAAATTCCGGATCGTGCGGGGATACATGTCGCTCTCCTCAGGTGTTGTTGGCTTCGGCGATCAGATCGCTGTAATAATCGCCGTTGCGGTAGGCGTGAAACGTCAGCCGCTCCAGCGGTGCGGGCGGCTCGAAATCGTAGTTCACGAACAGCCGCCCGGCCTTCATCGTGGTCTCGGTGTTCAGTTCCGGATCCAGCCAGCATGTGCCGCCAAGGATTGCGCCCTGCGCCTGCAGCGTCCGCAGGAACGCGGCCACGCTGTCGCGGATGTCGCGCAGCAGCTGCGCGCTGAAAGGGCGGTCCATCGCCCAAAGCTGCGCGGCCTCGATGCTCTCCTCCACCGCATCGGCGGTGCGCCGAACGGCCAGGAACGCCCACAGCGGATCTGCGGTGGTGCTCCGGTTGCCCCACAACCGCCAGCCGCGATCCTGAATGATGGTCGTGACCTCGTTTTCGTTCAGCAGATTGGCGCGCGTCAGCGGATCGTTCAGCGCATAGCTGACCGGCCGCGCGGTGCCGGTGATGCCGTTCATCACCTTGTTGCTGGGCGACCACCAGAAGCCGCGCTCCGCGTCGGTGCGCGCGATGATGCCCGCCGCGCGCGGGCTGGGGGCCAGCACCACTTCGGTCTGCGTCACGGTGTCGAAGGCGGTGACCCACGGATCGATCACCATCACGCGCTGCGACCCGAAATTGTCCCGGAACGCAATCGCCTCGGCGTCGGTGGTGTTGGGCCCGTCCGCCAGCACGACGGCGCGAAGCCGGTCGGCGATGGCGATCATGTCGGATGTGACCGCCACGTTCGCGCTGTAGCCCGGCGCGATCAGCACCTTGGGCACAACGCCGGTCGCGGCCTTTGCATCCAGAAATGCCTGCATGCCCGTGTTGTTGCCATTGCCGTCCACGCCGCCGATCACGTTGGCCAGCGTTGCGGCGGCATTCTCCCCTGTCTCGACCCGCACCACGATGACGCGCGCGCCGCCCTGGTCGAAGATCCCGTCAATCGCACGCGGCAGATCGCCGGTCATGCCCAGCCCTGCGGCCTCGGTGCGCGACCCTGCCACCAGCACCGGCGTGTTGAGCGGGAACGGCTCCAGGGCTCCGCCCGCCAACGCGCGCGGTGCCAGAAACCGGCGCACAACGCCCGTGGTGGGCTGGCCCTGAACCGCCGCTGCGGTGACAAGCGCGTCGGCGTCGGCATTGTCGTTGATCGCGGTGATGACCTGTAGGGCCGTGGATGTCACGATGCCGCCGGTGTCGGTGGCAAGGCTGACCGCAATGGCGGTGCCCGTGACCGTGACGCCAAGCGACGCGCCGTTGGTCTGCGGCGCGATCAGGTTCAGCGTGATCGCATTGCCCGCCGTGCCCGCCGCATCGGCGGTCAGCATGAACCCACTGCTGCCAGTGCCCGCGACCAGGGTGGCGGCGCGGGCGCTTGCGGCATCGGGGGCGGTGCCGATCAGGCCGATGGTGGATGTGTCCAGCAGTGCGATCGGGCGCAGGCCGGTGTCTTTCTCGATGGTTTCGACGCCGTGCAGGAATGCCATGGCTTGTCTCCTTTTTCAGGGCCTCACGGCCAGTTTTTCAGGGCCGGTTTTTCAGGGCCAGCTTTTCAGGGCCAGTGTTTGTCGTCGCTAAAATCTGCGGGAACCGGGCCGTTGTCGTCCCAGTCCCAGACCACGGCGTGCACCGCTTCGATATAGGCGGCACCCCCCGCGAACATCTGCATGGTCTGGGCCGGTGTCAGGTTGTGCCGGGTCCCGGCGGTGTCGCGAAAACGGATGGTGGTTGTGTCCGATGCGGCCATGCGTGCCAGCGCGATCGTGGCCAGCCCGGAAATATTATCGCGATCCGCCCCGCGCCCCTTGATCGGGATGCCGCCCGTGATGCCGGTGACCGTGACTGTGGTGCCCGCCGCGATGCGCCGGTCGCGTTCGCGTTCGGCATCGCCAAGCGTCGGGTCGGGCGTGACCGGGTCGACCAGCACGGGATGGCCTCCGGGCCCGGTGACGATCCGCTTGCCGGTGGCCTGACCGTCCATCAGCTCCGCATGGCGCGCGGCGGTGACCGGCATGGCATCAAGCGGCAGATCGCTGCCAGCCGCATAAAAAAATCCCGAACCCGGTGAATAGTGCATTGCGATCACCTCCCGATGGCCAGAATTTGCAGGGTTAAGTTGGCCGACACACTGCCATCCAGACGGCGGGTGCGCAGCGACACGCCCCCCGTCGATCGCGTGCCAGATAACTCGGCGATGGCCATCACATCCGTGCCACTATGCGTTGCCCAGACGCCACGGCAGGCGTTGGGAAACGTTTGTGGAAAAGTGACCGCAACAAGGCCCTGCGCGTTTGTAGATCCTAGCACTATTTGCGTGATCAGCCCGCTCGGGCTGACATCGACGGTACTGTTCGCGGTATCGGTCAGCCCCCCGTCCGCATCCGACCACAGGCGCCTCCAGTTGGCATTGCCCACCGCGGGCGCGCTGTCGGAGTGGATCGTGAGACTGAGCCAGAGCCGCCCCAGATGCGTGACGGCGTCATTGGCCAGATAGGTCCGGGTGGCGGACCACGCGGGAACACCCCGCTCTGTCGCGCCCTTCAGAAACAGCGTTCGGTCCGCCAGTTCGCCGATGCCGATGTTGATGGGCCCGGCTTTTGGCGAACGGCTGGGCGCACCTCCCCGGACCGGGTCTGTCGTCTCGATCTGATAGACCGAGCTGTGCCAGATCGCACTCTCGCTGAATTCCGCCATTATGCCTCTCCGAATGTGTAAGTGCCGTCGGCCAGGATTTCGCCGTCGAACAGGAACTGCGCCGCCGCGAAATCCAGAGCGTCCAGACGGCACCGCGCCGGTGCCGTCGTTCGCAGGATCGCGCGGACAGCCAGGGCTTGTTTGATCGTGATCGGGCTTGCCATGACGACGCGGTACGCGGCCCAGTGGCCTGCGCCCTCAAACGTCTCGGTCCCGTCGGCTGTCAGCTCGCCGTCGAAAGAAAAATTCGCCCATTGTTCAAGCACGACAGCATCGGGAAACCCCGCCGCCGACAGCGCGCGGCGGACCGACGCCAGCGTTCCCTTGCGCCGGTGCACCCCGACACTGGCCGCGATCACGTCGCGCTGTTGCGCTTCGGTCCAGACGCTTTCCCATTCGTCGACACTCACCGTCCAGGCAAGCCACGGCAGCAAGTGCGCGGGGCACTGGGCCGGGTTCCACAGATCGCGCAGGGGCACCGGCATGGCAGTAAGACGCGCGGCCGTAGCGTCGAACGCGCGCTCGACCGGCGTGGCGTTGGGGGGCAGCAGCTCAGACATCGACGCCCCCATCGGTCACGGTCACGGCCGCGGCAAACGGGGCCGTGCGGGCGTCCACAAGAATGTCGGACACCGGCTGCGACAGGTCCACGCGCGTCACGCCGGGCCGGTGCAGGGCTGCATAGATCGCCGACAGCGTCACCGATCGCCCCAGCCGGTGCTGGTTGGTCACATGAGCGGCCACAGCATCGCGTGCGGCCTGCACGATCACCGCGCCGTCGGGGCCCGGCTCGACATACAGCGTGGCCACCACCTGGTAATCCACCACGCTGGCGCTCTCCACGAAAACCGTGTCGCACAACGGGCGCACGTCCTCGGCTGAAAGGGCATTCGTCACGGTCTGCACCAGGGCGACCGTCGGCGTGCCGCGCCCGGTGCGCGACAGCACACTCACGGTGACTTCGCCGGGGTCCAGGTTCGACACCGCGACATCCTTCACATCGGCATCCGCGCTCAGGGCGTGGAATGTGTACGCGCCGATGGACCCGGCCGAGGTCCAGCTTTCAGGGGCCAGCTGCACGCGGGCGCGGAAGTTGGTGTCGGTTTCCAGAATTGCCGGGACCACCGGGATCGCCGCGGCGTCGCCGGGATCGAGCACCAGGCGGGTGACCCCGAACAGTGCCGCAAGGTTGTCCAGATCAGCGCCCTGCGCGCTTGGCAGCATGCAGGCCCTGACCCCGTCATTCACGCGCTGGCGCACCAGCAGCTCACGGTAGGCAAGGACCTGTGCGACAACCGACACCATGGAACTTTCGCGCGCGAAGTCATCGGCCAGGTCCGGCACGCGCGCTGTCACGTAATCGGTGATCTCGCTCAGGATGGTTTCGAACGCCAGCACCTCGATGGCGTCCGGTACCGGGATCCGGCTCAGGTCGACCTGCACACTCATGCGGCGGCCCCCGCAACATCAAGACGCACCGCACCCTGCGGCGTGTCGGCATCGATGACGAAGGCCAGTTGCCCGGCCTGGGCATCGGCCAGCTGCACCCGGCGCAGCGTGATGCGCGGCTCCCAGCGGGCCAGCGCTTCGGCCACGGCGGCGAACAGGTCGACCATCGTCTCGCCGTTGATCGGGGCGTCGATCAGGCGCGGCAGGTCGCTGCCGAAATCGCGGCGCATGACCCGGCTGCCCTTCGGTGTGGACAGGATCGTGGTGATCGCCTCGGAAAGCTCTCGTGTGTCCGGGATTTCGCGGCCCGTGAAACGGCTGATCCCGGTCATGACGGGCCACCGGTCGTGCCGCCGCTGGCGCCCGGGTGCGTGTGGCTGTTCAGGCTGACGGATCCCGCCTTGACGTCGCCGGTGGTTTCGATGTCGCCGCTGGCGCGCATCTTGCCCGCCTGGACGCTTGCGCCGCCCACGGCCACGCCGCCCGCCGCGGTGATGTCGGCTTCCGACGCCACATTGCCGGTGACGTCGATTTTGCCGGTGATCTTCACATCGGCCTCGATCTTTACCGTGCCGCCCTTGATGACCATGTCGCCGCCGCGCAGATCGATCATCGGCACGGCCACGTCGCCGCTGGGCGCGTTGCCCGCAAACAGGCTGCAGACCACGAAGGCACGCGCCAGATCGCCTGACGGCGCGCCGACCACGACCTGCTCGCCCACGGTTGGCATCCACCAGACCTGCATACCGCCCGCGCGCAGGGCGTTCACCGGGATCGGATGGGTGCCCAGATCACCGATCTGCACGCGCGCGGTGCCATCGCCGCCCACGGCGGTCACGGTGCCGATGTTCAGCAATCCGGCAATGCGGCGGTCGCATTCTGCGATGGCAAAATCAGACATCCCAGTCTCCAATGGGCCCGTCTCCCGTGGGCCAGTCTCCAATGGGCGTGTAATCATCCTCGTTGTCCGCGCCGATGGCGGGCGCGCGGCTGATATAGACCTGCGGGTTGATCGGGGCGGCATTGGCGTAGGGCTGCAGAACCAGCGGCTGGGTCCAGGTGATGGTAGACAGATGCACCTGGGCCGCGCGTGTGTCGGCGTTGATCATCGGGCGCTGGCGCATCTGCCCGGCGGGGCCACAGGCGGGCAGGCCCCATGCGTTTTCGGGGATCAGGTTCACGATGGCCTGGGTGATGGCCCAGGCACTGGCCCGCGCGCTCAGATCGGTGTGGTTCCGCGTCACGACAAACGCCGCCATGCTGGCCGCGACCTCGTTCTGCTGCCAGCTGATATCGTCGACCTGGTTCAGCCCCAGAACGGCGACCAGCACGGCAGGCGCCCGCTTTGACACACGGCGCAGCTCGGTCGCGTCGAAATCGCCCTCAATCGCTTCGCAGGTCCGCAGGGCGGGCAGGCGGGTCTGAATGGCGGCGGCAATGACCACGGGCAGCTGCGCCAGAAAATCGTCAGGCAGGCTCATGACAGCCCCCCGAACAGGAAATCGGCGGCCAGATCGCGGATGTCGCGCTCGTCTGCGGCCGACACCCCAAGATAGGGGCGCGCGGGGATGTTCTTGCCCACATCCTCGCCACCCATCTGGTGAATTGCGGCATAGACCAGGTTGGAGCCCACCTGAACCTCGGCGGCGGAACTCAGCGCCTGAACGCTGTCCAGAAGATCGTTCTCGCCCTGCAGGATCGACTGGCCGGGGCGTCGGGTCGCGCCGTGCGCCGCGGACCACGGCGCCCAGGGCGTGCCATCGGGCGCGGTTTTCTCATCGGCGATGCGGCGGCGCGTGCTGCTTTCCACAACCGCACCGATCGCACCGGCCAGCGCCAGACGGCGCGCCGCGATCGATCCCGACCAGCGCGCCAGCCCGGTCAGCGCCTGATCAAGGCTGCGGCTTTCAAGGGTGTAGGTGACGCCTGCCATGCTACAGCCCCTCAGTCTTGGCGCGGGTGAACAGGCGCTCGGGGCCGGTGCGCACAATGGGGCGCGGCCCGTCCAGCTTTTCCGGCTCGCCGGGGGCCGACACTTCGGCCAGGCGCATCTTGCCGCTGGCCAGATTGCCCAGCTGTTTGATCGCGTCCTCATAGCGCTGACGCATCTCGTCGCTCAGCACGTCCGGCGTGTTGGCCAGCCGGTACAGCGCGATATCGACGCAAACTTGCGTCAGCAGCCACGGCACCGGGGTGACGGGCGTGTCGTAGCGGACGCGCAGATGGCTGTCGATTTCATCGGTCGCCTGCGTCAGGGCGCGGCTGATCGCGGCCGACGTCTCGCCCGCATTGCCGCCGCGATCCGCCACATGCAGCGCGTCGGCGGAATAGAGCGTCTCGATGTCGTCACGCGAAGCGTAGGCCATTCAATCCTCGTTCATTGCGGCACCGCGGCGGCGGCGACATTTCGGCCCGTTCAAGGCGCGCTCCCTTGCCCCTTCTGCGCGGTATCCGGGCCGGGTGGCGTGAGGGCTCAAGCCACCCGGCAGACCTCAGTCCCCGGGGGGCTGGGCCATCTCGTCGGGGACGGGTGTCGCGCCGCCGTCCGGTTGGGCCCCGGTCGCATCCGCCAGTGCCGTCATCTCGTCCCAGACCGTGTCGCGCAGCTTGCCGGTGATGGCGCGCGCGTCGTCGGGAAGCGCGGTGCGCAGGGCGCCCAGATCGGGTGCGCCGGATTTCAGGAACTCGTCGGGGGTCAGGCGGGTGATCGCGTCCACCATGCGCTGGCGCAGGGCAAGCTCGGTGTCGGGGAACGGGGCGCCGTCCGGCGCGTCCGTTACCACCAGCATCGGATCAGCCTCGATCGAGGCCCATTCGGTGGCGTTGAATGCCGTTTGTGCAAAAGCCGCGCCATCCGCCAGATGCTCGACCCCGGCGCGGAACCGGCGGGCAAGACCCGCCGCCCGCGCCTTGGCGGAAAGGGCAACCCGCCGCATCATGCCAGCCACGGGATTACTTTGACCTCGACCGCCTCATAGTTGGCGTTCGAGGAACCGTCCGCGCCCAGCATGACCTTGACGGTCTTGTTCGCAGCGGCGCGCAGGGCGGGCGGAACGGCAAGAACCGTGGGCATGAGCCCCAGTGGGCGACCGCCGTCGCCCTTGAGCCCCATCATGCCTGCGATCGCGGCATCCAGACTGTCGCCGTCGAGTGTTGCATGGCTCTTGAATGCCATCTGCGGAAATCCGTAGCCCGCCGCACAGCGATACCGCACACCGTACAAATAAGCGTCTTTTATGAAGACGTGATCCGATGTGGCGGGGTTTTCCTGCGCCTCGAACTCGGGGGCGGTCCGCTCCTGGAAGATCAGCGGCTTGATCTCGCTCGATGTGGCCATGAGATACCAGGCGGGGGTCGAAGTCGTTCCGCCGTTGTTGTCATAGTTCGACCAGGTCGTGGCCGTGCCGGTGCCGTCGGCGTTGGGGGTAACCGGGTGATCGGTGTCAAAGAAGTTCTGACCGTCATAGCCCAGGGCCGCCTGCCCACCCTTCAGCAGGTCAGAAATCATGATGTCCGGGTGCTCGGCTGCAGCCTGGGCCATGCGGCGCGTGCGGATCGCGGACGTGCCGATGATGTCGTCCTCGATATGCGTGCGCTTCACATCGACCGTGCTCTCGAACGTCTTGTTCGCGATCTGGTAGGCGTGCTCTTTCATGGATTTCAAGGTGCGGTCACCGACCCATTCCCGCAGGGCAGGGAAATCGCCCAGCCAGTCGTAGGTGTTGATCGCGGTGCTGGACGGCACGACCATCGCGACATCGCGATAGAACGCCGCCGCACGCATCGCGTCGTAGGCGGTGGAATACTCCCGGCGCAGTTCGGTGCGAAGGGCCTGGAGCAGTGCATTGGTAATCAGGGCCATGGATCAGGCGTCCTTGTCTTTGGCGGCGAACGCCATGTGGGTTTCGGGATCCGTTCCGAACAGCTTGCAGATTTCCAGCACGGTCGCGTCGGGCGCGGCCTTGTCGGTCTTTTGCGTGTTCGTTTCGACGTTGACGTGGAAACGGTCGGGGGCGGTGCCCATCAGCGCGGTGAATTTCTCAACGCCGTTCGCCCGGCAGGTCGCCAGATGAAGCTCGCGGGATGCAGGCGCGGCCTTGCCCGCCGCGATGGCGGCGTCGACAACCGCGTGGATTTCCTGTTCCAGCGCGGCATCGGCGGCGGCATTTGCAGCGTTGAGCTGGTTCGTGACCAGATCGTAATCGGCGCGCGGCACGAACACCTCCGGGTCGGGTTGTCTGGCCGCGTTCAGCGCCGTCTCATGCGCCGCGTTCATTTCGTTGATCGCCGCCACCGCTTGGGCGAGCGTGGCATTTTCTTCAAGGCCAAGCGCCTGAAGTATCGCGTTGTCCATCGTGTCGTTCTCCTGCTGGGAATTGAGCGCCTTCAGCGTCAAATTGGGTTTGTGCACCAGCGCGACGCTGGACAGCCCCGACACCTCGCGGGTTTTCTTGTGCGTCCAGATCGACGGGCTCACGTACCGGTAGGCCTGCGCCTGCATCAGCGCGCGGCCCTGCTCCGTCCATTTGACCTGACCCCATACCGCCCCGTCGCGCACTTCGAGCGTCTCAACCCAGCCCATGGCCGGGGCGATGGTGCCGGGCGTGTCGCTTTCGCTGGCATGATCGATATCGATCACCATCGGCTGACCGGCGGCGTTGAACGCAGCGACCAGCGCATCGGGGTCAGTCACGCGGAACGACCGGCCATCGCGCCCGGTGATGACCGGGCCGCGTGGCAGGATCTCGATCGCCTCGGGCACGGAACCCGGCGCGCTGAAATTCAGCTCGATAATGGAATAACTGTCAGTCAGGATGTCGGTGTTCATGCGACGACCATCGCAGGCGCGCGCATCCCTGTGCGCCCCGAACGTTTTCGGGGGCAGGCCCTGGCCGATCCGGGGTTTTGGAAAGAGCCGCTCAGCGGCCCGTAGAGGCCCCTTGCCGGTCTGACCCTACGCGTTCCACTTGAAAACGCAAGATGGCGGTGCTGACCCGTTTAAAGGGTATTTAACGGCGGTCCTGCGGCCACGGGGAGGCTCCGACAGGTCACCTGCGCCGGAAAAATTCGGATATCGCCCCGATCTGGTCCAGGATCGGGGTATCTGCGGTGATCGCACCCGCCTCGATCAGGCGGCTGGCGTACCAGCTGCTGGCGATATCGCGCTCGACCTGGGCGCGCACGGCAGGGTCGGCCGCGGCCAGCTTCCCCGCCAGCATGTCGTGCATCCGGTCGACCCTCAATGCGCCCGGGTTGCCCATCCATGCGGGGTCCAGCCCGTCGGGAACCTGACGGACCTCGCCGGTGCGCCGGTTGCGCCGTTCGCGGGTCGGCACGCTGGGGGCCTGCCCGACGCCCAGGCGTTCGCCCTCGGTGCGGGTCAGCTGGCGCACCCAGCATTTGCAGTTCCAGCCGTTGGGCGGATACCACTGGGCCCAGAACGGATCGTCGGCGAGCAGCACCAGACCGTTCTTGGCCTGATGCGTGGGCCGGTGCCGTTCGGAAGGCCCCAGCTGGTAAAGCAGATAAGGCAGCGCGTCCTTCGTGCGCTGGATCCGCTCCCATTGCCCGGCCGCCCGCGCCGACCGCATGTTGCTGCGATAGATCGTGCGCAAGCGGCGCGGGCTGCCCAACTGCACTTCGATCACATCGCCGGTCAGCGGGTCAGTCATTTCCGTGCGGCCCCACCAGCCGTGCGCGGCCAGCTTCGGTTTCAGGTCGCGCTGGAACTGCGCCAGCGTGCGGCCCTCGTCCAGGGCGCGCTGCACCTCGGTGCGGATGTCCTGCAGCACATCAGCCTGCATCGCCTTGGCCACAGTGAACGACACCGCGTGCTCTTCGGGTTCCACATCCTGCCACGCAAAGCTGGGCGTCAGCCCCTTGTTGCGCAGGAACGCCGATGCCTCGGGCGGCGGGCCGGGCGCGAAGCTGTAGCCGGGGCGGTCACGCACGGTGCCACCGGATCAGCACACCGCTGAAGTTGACGGGGCCGTGGGTGTCAAACCAGAAGCGGGTAAAGTCGTGCACATCGTCGAACCCATCGGCGCGCGCAAAGGCGTCGCTGACATAATCGAACAGCGCGCCGTCCAGCGACACCAGCGCCACGCCGGTGCCTTCGGGCACACCGATCCGGATCGGGATCACGGCGGTGCAGACCGGGTCGGGGTCGATCAGCTTGCAGCAATGCTTGCTGCGCATGCCATAATACAGCTGCACCGGCTCGCCCACGCGGGCATGGCGCTTGCGGTTGGCGCGGATGGTCTGGTGTTTGACGAACCCCGCCACGTCATCGCAGAACCGTTTCTGAAAGCTGTAGGCAACCATCAGTTCGACCGCCCCGCATTCAGCGCCAGCGGCTGGATTTCCAGCGCGGCCCCGGCGGCGACGTTCTGCCAGATCAGATCCATCGCGCCCGCCTGGCTGATCTCGCCGGGCGCCAGCGCCCCGACCATGGCCCCGGTCAGATAGGCCAGCAGCGCGATCATTTCGGATGGCGACAGGTCTTCGTCCTCGCACAGATCGAACAGCTCTTCGCCGATGCGCTCGTGCGCCTCGCACACGCGGGCACGGCGGGCCAGATCGGCGATCATGATGCGGGTGCCCGTGTGGCGACCATGCCGGAAGCGCGATCAGTCATCTTTTACATCCCCCAGTGAACGGGCCTTGAAGGCCCCTTGAACCAGTGCCTCGATCAGCTTCCCGGCCTCCATCGGCCCGAGATCGTCCAGCAGCGGCAGCACGTCTTCCAGCGTCTCGGCCCGGTCGATCGCGGCGATGATCGGCGCCAGCGTTTCATCCATCACCGGCTCCCAGCCGTCCAGCATCTCCGCCTCGATCTCGTCCAGATCGTCGGCGGGACCTGCGCTGTTGAGCTCCCGCCGCGTCTGCGGTGCGGGTGCGGTCCCGCCGATGACCTCATCGTCGTCATCGGGATCGGTCAGGCGCAACCGCCGCCGCAGCTCCGCCGATTTGACGCGCAGCCCGGCCTTCACGGCGGCGTTGGTGTGCGTCATCAGCGTGCCGATATCCTCCGGCTGCTCCAGATCGATCGACAGGCGCGGGTAATCTTCCTGCGGGCCGAAATTCAGATCCACGAAAGGGCGCACCAGATCGCGGTTGATCGATCCGCTCACCGCCCGCGCGTCAGCGGCGGCGATGTCGTGGCGCACTTCGTTATGCACAGTGGCCTGCGCCTGGCTTGACCCGTTGTCGCTGGTCATGGTCTGGCCCAGCACGGCCTTGCTGACCTGTTCGTCCGTGAACCGCGCAAGGTTCTCGAAAACCGCCTCGGATTGTGTCCCGCTCACCTGCTCGAAATCGATCCGCATGCTTTCGGGCAACACCGCCGCCGCATCGCTGCCAATGTTGGCCACGGCCGTGAACAGCTTTTCAACGTCCTCGGCAGATGCGCCGGGGCCGTACCGGCCCAGCCGCAGCGGCATGCCATAGATCTCGGCGAAGGCCATCCAGTCCTTCATCGTGTAGGCCTTGCACATCCAGCTGAACGCGGCGAGCCGCGCCAGTCCGCCCCGCGACGGGTGACCGGATTTCAGGCGGGGCTTGTGGGTGATGAACTTGTAGGGCGCCAGCGGAATGCCTTCGGCGGGCGCCGTGTCGTCGATCAGCCGGATCTCCCGTGCGGTCGCGCGATCAAACCGCAGGAACCGCTGGTGCACCCATTCGAACGCGTCAGGGTACCAGCCTTTCGCGGTGGTGCGCCACGTGATTTCGACAACCGCAAAACCCTTGCCCAGCCCGTCCAGGCAATCCTCTACCAGGTCGGCAAATTCGTCATGCCCGGCGATGTGGCGGCGCACGGCATCGGCGATCTCTTCGTCGCGGGCGCTTTCCGATGCCGCCGTGACCGTGGGGGCCACGCCCGATACCGCGCGCTTGCGGGTGCCCAGAACGCTGGCGTAATGCGGATCGCGTTCCTCCATTTCCTCGGCCAGCACGGCATAGTCGTGAATGTCCCCGTCGTCGCAGTTGCGCAGGATATTCGCCAACCGCACCGGCGTCAGCCCGGATGCGACGCTACCCGCCCAGATCTGACGGATACCGGTCACCCCGGCGCGCGCCTGCGGCTGCGTCAGCGCGCGCTTTTGCACCGGGGTGCCGTATGCGTCCAGAAGCTGTGCCATTGCGCGTTACCCCAACAATTTCCAGAACAGCCGGATCACGCCGCTGTCGTTTTCTTCCACCACGATCTCAAGCCGGTCGGCCTCGATATGGGCGGGCAGGCTTTCGATAAACAGAAAGTCGCCGTCGTCGGGCCGGTTGTTCGGAACCTGCCGGTTCACAACCACGACCGGAAGCCCGTCGACGTCAAATTCATACCGCCATGTGGTCGGCCCGCTGGTCACGCGATTGTGCAGCCACACTTCCGCGAAATGCGCCTGCCCCGTGACCGTCACGAATTCCACATCGGCCAGCGCGGGCCATGCCGCAGCAGCCAGCAGCGCCCCCCAGACAGCGCGCATCATTGCTCCCGCCCCGCCATGCGGTCGAACCGGCACAGGCGCAGGACAAAGTTGCGCCGTTGCTTCGTGGCATAATCTTCGGCGTAGAGCAGCCACTGCGGCTCTACATGCTGCCAGCATTGGCCGAACCAGACCATGCCCGGCGACACTTCGAACGACTTACCCAGATACTCGAAATTCAGCCGCTGCAGACCCATCACCATATCCCCTTGCGGTTGCCAAAGCCCGCCGTCACCCGCACGGGCCGGTCTGTGTCCGGCCCGCCGCCGCGCGGGACCGCGCGATAGGCGTAGGGCTGGTATTCGGTTTCCGACGCGCCCACGGCCAGCGCCAGCGCCCAGAACCGGTCGGCGTGACCGTCGGTTTCACCCTCTGCCACCAGGCGGCGCATGCCGGTGGGGCCGATGCGCGACTTGATCGCGTGCAGATCGGCGCGCAGCACCGGGTCACCTGCGGGGATCACGACAGTGCGGTCCTGCATCGCCTCTTTCAGCCCGGTCGCCAGATCCAGCTTCGACGCGTTGGAAAACAGCACCCCGTCGACGCGGCTCTCACCGTGGTTGCGCTTGGCGTCTTCCACCGGCTTTTCACCCATGCCGGTCTGGTCAATTGCGCACCGCACCACGCGGTAGCGCGTGAACACATCCGCCAGAAGCCGGTCCTGTTCGGCAAACTTGGCGCGCTTGCGGGCGATCACTTCCCGGGTGATCAGCCGACCGTCGACCAGTTCCAGCACCCAGATCACGAACAGATCGTTGCGCGCGGCGATATCGACGCCGACGAAACACATCCCGTCGCAATAGCGCGACGGCGCGCCTGCAAAAGGATGCTCGACCGAAGAAATCAGGTCGTAGTCCAGCCACGCAGACGCCTCGTCGAGCCACTTCAGCTCGTATTCCTGCTGCCACGCATCCTCATCTGCGATGCCTGCGCGCAGCTGATCGACGTCCCGCGGGCAGCCATCGGCCACCGCCTGATAGATATCGACCATGTGACGGGACCAGACGCTGTCCTCGGAGGTCATCAGCTCAAAAAACTTGTTGCCCTTGCCATTTGGCGTGCTGATCACGCGCAACCTCTGACCACCTTTGGAAATCACCGGAAACAGCGCCGCCCAGATCTCGCGGGACTTCGCATGGAACGCGAATTCGTCCAGGATGACGTTCGCCGAAAACCCACGCGCCGTGTCTGGATTGGCGGGCAGCGCTGTGATGCGGCTGCCGCCGGGGTATTTCACCTCCAGCGACTTGTAGATGGCATCCGGGCCCTTTTCCTGCGGCGCGCGAAACTCACCTTCGGAATAGACCGGGTCGCCGCCTTTCAACAGGGTATTGTAGGCCCCGTAAAAGGCCTTTGTGATCGGCTGGATCGCCTCGATCATCATCTCGGCCGCCTGGCGTTCCCCGCGCGACAGGATGACCCAACGCGCCCGCCGCCCGGCGATTTCCGCCTTGATGCAGTCGTCGACGCATTCACCACCTGTGACGAAGGTCTTGCCGACCTGTCGTGACATCGATCCGATCTTGAACCGGCTGTCATCCTGCAGCCATCGCTGCTGGTAGGGGTAGAACTGGATGACCGGGCTTTTCTGGATCATGCCGGCACTCCGAACACCGCCCGCCGCGCAGCCGCCCGCGGGGGCCGGTGCGCCGCCGCATCCTCGCGGCGAACATCGGCCATGCAGCGGCGCACGAAGTACGGCGCGACCCCGCACACAGACGCCAGCAATGCCACCGGCCAGCCTGCGTCATGCAGGATCAGCCATGCCAGCAACCATTCGTCGTCGACGCGTGTGGGCGGGGCCGGGTGTGTGGCCGGGTGTGTGGGCGGGTGTGTGGGCGGAAACGCAAACCGGGCCATCATGTGAACCCCATGATCTCGCGGGCCTTCTGCGCCGCCGCCACGTCCAGATCCCCGGCACTTTCCGCCCGGTCGATCCGTTCCCCGATGCGCGCGCGTTCATCCTTCAGGATGGCGTCCCTCAGCGACGTTGACCGGATCAGGTTGTTCAGGGCCTGCGTCAGATCCTTCATCGCCCGCGGCGACACGTCGGCGTCAGGTGCGGCCAGCGCCATCTGCAAACGCCACTGCAGCGTGGTCAGCTGCTGGAACAGGGCGCGGGTGACATCGGTCTCGTCCTTCAGGCTCGCCTCTTCCAGAAACGCGCGGATTTCATCCTGGGCCTGCCGCTGTGCCTCGGCATAGCCCTTGAAGTCCTGACCGTAGGCGTGGATCGCCGACTTCCCGATGCGCAGCTCAAGCCCACCTTCCTCCAGCCTCTCGGCCAGCCGTTGCGCAATGCCTTCGTAATCGCCAAAGCCACAGGCGATCAGCTCGTCCTGAAGCCACCCGCGCAATTCGGACGGCAGCAGGTCCACTTTGCGGGGCGCAGGCATCAGGCGCTCGGGCTCGGGCGCTGGATATCGGGGTGGGTGGACACACCCTGCGCGATCTCGGCGCCCGCCTGGGTCGCCGTGACAACCACAAAGCCGTCGCTTTCTTTCAACACCACAAAGCCGTTCTCCCGCAGCCACGCCAATTCTGTCGTGATCAGATCGCGGCTGGACCGGATCCCGACGCGTTGCAGCACATAGCCCAGTATCGCCGCGTTCGACGTGTATCCGCTCGATAATTCCAGGTGCCGCAGAATGGCCAGGCGGCGGTGTTTGCGCAGATCTTCCGCGTAGCTCATTTATTGCCTCCAATCAGATGGTCGTCATGACGCCCGACGATGGCCTCCAGCCGCTTCATGATCTCGCGCTGCCCTTCCAGCGTGGCGTTCATGGTGTTCAGGCTTCCGCTGATCTGGGTCAGGTTGACTTCCAGCTGGTGCAGCTCCGAATGCCGCGGCATGCCGTCCACATGCTGCTCGACCCGACTAAGCCGCATCTCGACGGTGTCGGTGCGCACCCGCTGCGCCTCGATCAGGTCGGCTTTCTTCTTGAACCGCTCCTCAACGTCACTGCGCCGCGTGGCGATCCACGCGGCGACCAGCGCCGTGATTGACAACAGGAACGTCGCCGTCCTGAGCACCGTGTCTAAGTCAACGATCATCGCGGGGCGCCGGACCGCACGACCGTGCTGGCAACGCTCCGCGCCGCAGCACCCCAGTCGATGGCGAATTTCGGGCGGCGCCGCTCGGCATAGGCCCATGTGGCGGTGGCGATGGTCGCGATCGCCGTCAGCCTGTCGGCGGCGGGGCCGATCTCGGCCGGGGCGGGAATACTGCCAAGCAGACCCAGCAGGTCGATCCCGAACAGGCTGGCCAGAGGCACGATCAGCGTCAGCAGCATCGCATAGGTCGACCGCGCGTGCAGGGCGTTCAGTGGGGGCAAATTGTGTTCAGTCATGACATGCGTCCTTTCAGCCAGCCGATCAGGCGCACCAGCCAGACGGGTATCGATGGTTCTTGGGAAATTGCAGCACGGGCCTCACCCGGTATGCGTGGGACGCGCGGGACGTGCGGAACCCGCGCCAGCCAATCCGCCACCTGGAATTGCGGGCACGCCGTGGCGGCGTGGTCGTTGTGGCCGCGCACCGCCAGATTGCCGTATTCACGGCACAGGACCTCGATCAGGTCGCGCAGCGCACTGTCCTGAAAGAGCGTGTAATGGGAGGCAAACCAATCGTTGTCGTGCCCGTCAAGTCCGCCCAGAAGGCAGATATGGATCTTGCCGGTGTTCTGGTTCGCGACGCCTGCGCCCACGCGTTCCACGTCACGCCCCCGGCAGATCTTGCCGTCACGGTCGATCACGAAATGATAGCCGATGTCGTTGAACCCACGCGCCAGATGCCAGCGCCGGATCTCGGCGACCTTCTCCTCAATCGATTGCCTCGCCATCCAGTCACGGCTGGTGACCGAACCGTGGATCGTGATTTCGTTGAGCATTCGCATGCGGTGATCCCTTTCGTGTCGGGATCAAACTGTCATGCTATCGGGGGTTGCGTGCGCCCCGAACGTTTTCGGGGGGGCCGCACTGACTTGTCGAACGCTGCCAGAACCGGGCGCGCTGTGTCAAGTCTCAGAAGTTGAACCCGGTCTGGCGGGCATCTTGCACCCGCTGCATCTGCGCGCTGTAATTCTCGACTGTGCGCGTGTGCAGATCGCACGCCATGGCGACCTCGCGGGTCGTGGCGCCCTCGCGCAGCATCTGCATCGCCCGCGCGCGGCGCGCCCCGGCCCCGCGCGCCGATCCGGTGGGCAGTCGCAATGGCCCCGGCCCGAAATGCTCCCGCAATTTCACCGCTGCGGGCAGCCCGACAATCGACGACAGTTTGCTGTCCGTCACCTGGTCCGGGATGAACACCTCGGTTCCGCCCCGTGCGGCCAGCAGCTTCACCGCCGCCGGTTCGCCGATCAGATCGACGATCTCGCGGGCAAGGCCTATCCAGTCACCCACGGCGCGCCTTGCCACGCTTGGCGCGGGGGCCGTGTATGTCTTGGCTGCCGATCCGGTAGACCGTCACCACAATGTCGCCTTGGATGCGGTAGACGAACCCGTCCGCACGGATGCTGCTGGCGCCGACCTCGACGGCCGGGCGCACCTGCCGCTGGATCTCGGCGCGCAGCCCCTCGACATCATAGCCCAGCACGCGCTCGATATAGCGCAGCAGGGCGTGGTCGGATATCTCGCACCGGCGCCGCATCACCGCGCCCGATCCACGGGCACGCCTTCACGGGCGCACCATTGTTTCAATGCCTCGACCACGGCGCTGATCTGCGCGGCGTCGCGCAGCATGTCGATATCGGCGGGCACCGATCCCCAGGCATCGCCGAACCGCCGCCGCACGAACGTGTTCAGCCCCACGCGCCCCGGCTTGTCCAGCTTGCCCGCACGCCCCAACGCGGCCCACAGCACGTGCACCAGGCGCAGATCGGCGCGCGGCGCCCGCGGATGACGCTGCGGCCCGCCCTTGAATGCGCCTGGCTGGAACCCGCGATCCTTCAGCACGTCCAGCACAGCGGTCAGATCGGCCTCCGTCATGTCGGCCATGCTGGGCTTGCCGGTGGTCAAAACCTGCAATTCGCGCCGCATGTCGGCATCGATCCCCAGTTCGCGACAGCCCACATGGATCAGTTTCTGCAAGTTACGGCTCATCAGTGGAGCCCTCCCTTTTTTAGCAACTGGACCTTGACTTGCAAATTCGCGACGCCCGAAACGTAGTGCAGGATGCCATTCAAGCATTTCTCAGCATCCTCTGACCCGGCAGCCTGAGACACCGCGAGCACTGCTGCCGCGTGAAAAATGGCCCTGGACCGGACGTTGTCGCCCTCCGCCACCGAAATCAGCCTCATCGCCTCGCTCTCCACGGCTTCGAATTCTTCAATTTTCATCGGCTCAGACCTTCGCCAGATCGAGCGGGATCGCGGCGCGCGCGCCGCTCTCGCTCACGTGGTAGAACCGCACATAGGTGGTGGAACAATGCACGCGCAGCGCGTCGCCGATTGCGTTCATGGCCTTGACCCATTCCTCTTCTGCGATGTCCAGCCGCCGCAGGCTCAGCACCCGCTGGGTGTCGATCCGGCCCGCCTTGTTCACCTGAAAGGCGTGATCGACCAGCGCCCGCAGGTTGTCACTGCTGCCAGCGCTCCACCGCGCGATGCACGCGTCCACCAGCGCCTTCGCCGCCTGCAACTCCGGACCGAACGAAAGCGTCTCTGACACCGACACCTGCATCTCCAGCGTGCCGTCGTAGCTGCGGAAGATCACGTTGCCCTTCCGCCCGCCACGCGCGATCTGGTAGTCCTGCGCAAGCAGATCAAGAAAATCCTCCGAACTCTGCAGGGCCTCCCTCTTGAACTGCGCAAGCGCCGCGTTCAGCGACCGCGCCAGCCCGATGTGGTGACGCACCATCTCGTCCTCCAGCATGTGCTGCGGCTTGACCTTGCTTTTGGGCACCAGCGTGCCGTCCGGGCCGCTCATGTAGCCCGCGGGGATCTCGTTTTTCATGTGTTCGCTCCGTGTTCGGGGTTGAGAAATGCGGCCACCAGCCGTTCGCTGCGCGCGATGCGCGACAGGATCTTGTCAGCCAGATCATGTGCCGTCATGCCGTGGATTTCGGCCCGCGCGTCCAGATGCTTACGGGTGCACGGCGTCACATGCAGGCGCGCACGCCGGTCGCCGATGAACCGGTTGGGGGTAGCCATCCGGACGCTGGTACCGGCGGCGCGGGCGGCAGACAGGGCTGACGAAACTGAGGAGTACGCCACCCCGCACTGATCTGCGATTTCGCCGACCTTCTTACCGTCCTGCCGCAGCTTGACGTAAAGGTCTCTCCGCGGCGTGCAGCCCTTACGCTTTGGCATCGGTCTTCCTCCTGAGCTTGTTTAACGGGCATGTGTTGCAGGCGCGGTACATCCGCTGCCGTTCGCTGTTGACGTTGGAATAGACCCGGGACAGCTGCTGCCACTCCTCGCAGCGCGTCCAGGCGATCGGGTTCGCATGGGCCGGGCATGCGACCGTCGATGCCTCCAGCCTGCCACGCACCACATCCTCGACCGCCGCCATGTCGCCGGTGTACTTCCGGCGCAAAACGCAGCTGACCAACGATGCCGACCGGCCCAGCCGCTGCGCCACCTGGTTCTGCGATGACGCCGCACATTCGACGGCCAGCCGCTCGACCCATTCGGGCAACGCGTCGCCCCATGCTTCCCGCGCGATGTCCAGCGGGCCGGTCATTGGTGCGGCTCCTGCATGAACACGTCGCCGGTATTCGGATCGAAGATGCGCTTCACCCGCTGCACCTGCGGCGCTTTCGGGCCGGAAGCGCGGATCAGGCGGTAAAGCGCGATCTGCCCTTTCGGCGGATCGGCCTTGCGCACGACCTTCAGATACCCGGTGGCGCGCAGCATCTTGCAGTAGGCCTTTGCCGTCGCCTCCGGGATCGGCACCGTCGCGGTCTCGATCAGGTCACGGTAGGTGAACTGCTTGAGGATGCGCATGCTGGTCCACAGCTGCTCGGTGACGCGGCCCTGCGTGACGGGCGTGCCGTCCGGGCGCAGGCGCGGGGCATGCACGCCGGTGTCCCGCAGCAGCCGGTATTGCGCCGGTTTGCCCGCGCCCACAGCCGCCACACAGTCCATGTAATCGCCCGCGCACAGGCACTTCAAATAACTTTGAATGGTCCTTCGCGGCGCGCCCGTCACCGCGACGATGGCGCTGATGTCGAACGTGCCGTCCATGCGCCGCACGGCGTCCCAGATGTCCTGGCGGATCGGCGTGCCTGCATCGGCGGGTCTGCGCCCGGCTGTTCCCATGCGCATCAGTACCCTGCCCGGGGCCGTGGGGCCTCGCCTGTAAAGAACCGCACACCCTTGACGTCGTCCACATCGACGGACGTCTTGCCGCTGCGCAGCATGTGCTCCGAAATCTGGCGCAGGTTCACGACGATCCGCCGCGCGCGGGCCTGTGACTGGTCCAGAACCATCTGCAAAACGGCGTCCGAAAGCTGCAACTTGGGGCACTTGAGCCCCGCCAGCAGACCGACCTCGCGCAGATCGCAGGGCTGTGCCTGCACCCAGTCCAGCATGCGGTTGTGAACCCGTTCCCAGCGGCCCAGCTTCTGCGGCAGCATCTCCTCGCCGATCAGAACGACGGTGCCCCCGGCCGAGCTTTCGTAAAGGTCCCGCACGATGCCGATCAGCCGGGTCGATGCCAGCAGATGCGCCTCGTCCAGCAAAAGCGGCCGGCCGGATTTGGCCAGCTCTTCGCCCGCCTGGTCCACCATATCGCCGATGGTGCCCACCGGCGTCATGCCCATCGCCTCGACCACCTTTGCGACGAATTTCTTGGGCGACCAGCTCTCCTTCATTTCAACGTGATAGCAGCCGTATTCGTTGGCGCTCCACGCCGCAGCCTTGGTCTTTCCCAGACCGCTCGGCCCGGAAAAACATGCCATGCCAGGCAGGTCCGGGTCGCGGTCGCGCACCCGTTCGATCAGCTCGGCCAGCAGCATGACATTGCGCAGCGGCATGACATTGGTCACGCGCACCCTCTGCGTTGATCCGTCCATGTGATTTCCTTTCCTCGTTGGCCGCGGCGGGCATTCCCCGCGCGGGTCGTGCTACCCGATGGCCGTCTCGCCGAACCGCTGATAGGCGGTCCGCTGCGCGCGGTATTCGGGCAATTGTTGTATGCGGGCCAGCTCCTCGGCCTCGGCCTGCGTGACCGGCTCTCCGGCCTCCGCGCGTCGCTCGATATCCAGCATCCGCCAGAACCGCGCCGATGATGTCTCCGCCGCGGGGGCTGTCGCCCTGGGCCTGCTGAAATCCGCCTCAAACACTTTCAGACGCGCGTCGGCTTCCGGGTCCGGCACCGGCAGCGGCTTGCTGATCAACGGCTGGCGGATGCGGGCCGGGGCCAGCTCGACCACCTTGGCCTCCACCAGCGGGCTGGGGGCTGCGTCCTTCGCAGCGGCGTCCATCTCGCGGGCGAATTGGGCCACGGATGTGGGGCGGGTGATATCCAGAAGCGCCTTCTCCGCACGCCTGCGCTGGCGGCTGACCTTCGCATGAAGCTGCGCGCCGACCAGGTCGAAGAACCCGACCTTCTCGCTGCAATCCGCTTGGCCCAGAAACGCGCCGTCCAGCCCGTAAAGATACACACCCGCGTGCAGGTTTTCCGGATCGAACCGCGCCACGATCTTTTGGCCGGCATACTCGTTCATCCAGTCCGCCCAGTAGCGGTTCTTGTGCAGCGTCAGCGCGCCGTGGGTGGCGTGCAGCTTGCGCACGTCCTGACCCATCAGCCACAACCTGTGCTGCGCCTCTGTGGCCTTGCGCACAGGGGCTTTCGCGTAGCTCTCGGCAAACGTCTGCTCGAAACTGCGCCCCTTGGCCGTGTCCGAAAGCCGCCCCTGCCGCGCGTTGTGCGCCCGCACGCCCTCGTCCAGAACCCGCAGGAAATCCTCAAGCGGGATAGCCCGCGCACCGTAATCTTCCGGCTTGGCATCGGGCCGCTTGCCCACATACGCCCCGGCAAACCGGGGATCGAGAGCGATGCGGTCGGCAAAGTCCCGAAAGCCCCGCTCGATGGGTTTGGCCTGACCGTGGCCGGGTGTTGCGAAATGCAACTGGATGCCCATGGCTTGCAGAACGCCTTTCGGATCGTCTTCACGGATCTTGAACCGGAAGCGATGTTTCGCCCCGCCGGTCAGCCACTTGTTGGCAAACTCTTTCCCGTTGTCGAACAGGCAATGCCGCGGGATACCCCAGGTCTCGATCATCTCGCCGAACGCCGACATCACCGCGACACTGTTGGGGCTCAGATCGACCCGCCAGGACAGGATCATGTTCGAATACAGGTCCTGAAACGCAACGATCTGCGGGCGCACGGGCTTGTCGATCCCGGGCCATTGCACGAAGACGTCGATCTTGTGGCAATCCGCGTTCACGCCTTCCATTGCAGACAATCCCGACCGGTCCCGGATCTGCGGCGGAAAGCACTTCGCAAGCCCGTCATACCCTTCGCGCGCATAGACCTGCGTCACGCGGGGAACATTGGTCTTCATCCACCTGCGCGCGGTCTGCGGGCTCAATACCGCCAGCCCGCGGGCCGTGCACACATCCGCCACGCGGTCATAGCTGCTTTTGAAACTGTGCGGGCCCGGGCGCAGGTAATCGGTTTTCAGCCGGTCCAGAAATTCGGGCGCGCAGGTTGCGCGCACCACGGCCCGCTGCGCCATCCGGTGGCGCGGCGCGAGATACGGCAGACGGTCTGCAATATCCACGCCATCGATCAACGCGAACCACGACCAGATGGTGCGGTCGGCAACGCTGCGCAGGCGCGAAACCTCGCGCACCGCCAGATGCCGGACGGCACCGCCCGCAACCATGCTATCGACGGCCTGCACCACGTCCAGACGCGCGCGGGCGCGGTCGCGCACCGCCTCCGGCAGCGCCTCGAACGCCGCCCATGCGGTATCGCGGCTCACCGCAGCGGGTTTCGCCCGCGCAGCGGCGGGCTTGCCGGTGGCGATCAGGGCCTGCTGGGCGCGCTGCGGAAACAACGACCAGTGATACTCCCACCCGCCGCCGCGCCCGGTGCGCCGCCGCGCATGCTCCACCTGCCCACGCCAGTCGCACCGGATGGCCAGGGCGTTCACGCGGCGCTTCGTGCCGGGCATATCCGGCAGCATGGCGGCGGCGATCTCGTCGGCGGTCCACCACAGACGGTCAGGCGCGGCGGCGGTCATGAGGCCCACAGGATCAATAGTGCGAGAAGCACAAAATCAAAGCGCGTCAGGCCATGATCTGGTGCGCTCATAAAACGCAATGTGACTGCAATCAGCGCCCAGGCCGCAATAGCCGTATTCAAGAACCAAACATAAGTCATGCGTCGGAACTCCCTTGGTCCCGCAGGTCGGGCGCGCGGTAGTCCTCGGCAATGGCGCTCATCACGGCGATTTGACGCTCGGCCTCGGCTTTGCTGATCACCCCCCGCTTGACCCACGCCGGAAAAGTGAGACGGCGATAAAGGGCCTCCTTCAGGGCCGCTGACCGCTTGTCCTGATCGGTGAACCTCATGCCTCACCGCCCTTCGGCAGAACCTTGGCCATGTCTGAACCCCGGCTCTCCATGAACCGGCGGCGCGCCACCTTCGGCGCGCGGTCCCATGCGCTGCACAGCTTCATGTAGGCAGCATCCACAGGGTCCGGCGGCGGGACCGACCGCTGCGCGGCAATCGCCGCGGCGGCGGTCTTGGCGCGACCTTCGGCCAGCGCGTCCACCACGTCATAGCGCAGGACGGCCTCGTTGATCTTTGCAATCGCCTGTAGGTCGTTCAACGAAACCGCCCGTGCCGCCGTGCGCAGCCGGGTCACTTCATCAGCCCCAAGCTTGTCGCCCGCGGCCATGATTTTAAGTATTTGGCGAACTGAAACACCACGCGTCTCCGCCAGCGTCGATGCAAGTGAACTCCAGTTCACTTGCATCCACCGCCCCGCAGCACCCGCATGCCCTGGCTTCGTCTCCGGGTGCATTTCCTGCCACACGCGCCGTCGCGCTGACAGGAACACCGCAAGATCAAGCGGGGTCAGATCGGCGCCGACAAGGTTGGCATCCGCCTCCAGAAGGCGCGCCTCGTCGTCGCGGCATGTCACCACGACAGCGGGAATATCGCTGCGCTCAAGCCGTCGCATCGCCTCCAGCCGGTGCGCCCCATCCAGCAGCACATCGCCGCCTTTCGTGCGTCTCACCAGGATGCGCGTCAGAAAACCGTGCGCGCCAATGGCGTCGACCAGCGAAAGGACGGCATCGTCTGAAACCGGCCGCAGGCGGGACGTCTCGCGAATATCCGGGACCGGCAGCGTGCCTATGGAATTCAGGAATTCAACGGCCATTGATCACCTGTAAAACGGGGTGTGAAGGGTGGGCTGGCCCATGCGGATGCGGCTCATGCGCGGGCCGCGGCGTCCAGCGGGGCGCGCGCGTCCTTCTCGGCCAGCATGTCCTCGCAAAATCCGATGGTGCCGCGCCGCACCAGAACGCCGTAGGCGGTGAAAAACACATCCAGTTCCAGGTCGAATGCGGCCATCGCCGCGTCGCCGCGCGGCGTCATGCAATGCTCGGCCATCACGCGGTCATGGACCCGCAGCCGCTTCAACGAACTGCGGAAATCCTGAAATGCTTCCAGATCGCTGATATGACGGGCGGGGGCGGTCTCTGCGGTGGTTTTGGTCATCCCAATACTCCTGTGATGATGATGAAAGTGATGATGATGGCGAACAGGCAGGCACAGCCGATCACGTCGCCGATCACGCTGTCCTCAAGCCATGCCCAGCCATCGGCGATCCAGCGCCGGAAGGACCGGGGGGAGGATCCCGACCTCCCGGCGCTGTCCCCGGCAGGCGGACCCGCCGGGATCTCGATATGCGCACCCGCGTCCCGGATCGGGGCGTCTGGCGCGCGGCGTTTGAATTCAGGGCGGCTCATGCGGACCGCCTCACAGGCGGCACCAGCCGCCCCACATGAACCCGGCCATGGATCATGACCCGCGCCATTCCGCCCGGCAAAAACCGCAGCAGAACCCCCTGCAGGCTGGTCGTGCCGATGGTGATGGTCGCAATCATGCCAGCCACCGGTACAGCACCAGAACCACCAGCCCGATCCCGGGGGCCATCCCCGCGATGACCAGCATCCAGGCAATCGCCAGCTCGAAACGCGCGCGGCGGGGCCACTGTCTCTCGTCGTCGGTCATCGTGATCTCCTCACGGGAACGGGGCGCAGAACGGTCCAGCGCAGCAGGGCAAGCCCGCCCAGACCGGCCAGAAGAAACCAGGCGGTTCCGCCCAGCGGTATCGGTGCGGCGGCAGGGGTTTGTGCGCCGGGAATGTCGCCCGGTGTGGTGTGATCCGGGGTCGTCTCAACCACAAAGAACGGGCGCGGCGCGAACAGGGCATCCGGCGCGCGCGGGTCAAACCCGTCGACCCATCCGCCGTGCCACAGCCCGTTCACATGCAGCGTTCCGCTCGTGCCGTCCGGGCTGCGCTCCACCGCCGGGGCGTCCCAACGCTCGCCAATGGCGGGCCCGCAGATCAGCGCCTGCCATTCCTCCAGCGTCTCGCCCACCGGGTCGGCACCCGGCGCGCCTCCGGCCTGAACCGGCGCCGCAAGGCAAGCCAGGATCGCACCGGCAAGGATAAGGCGCGCGCTCATGCGGCACCCGTTTGATCGTCTTTGATCACGCTGTAATATTCGACCCACCCGGTCAGATATGGCTGGGCGTGAGGTATCCCGAACATGCGCTCCGTCCGGCGGTCGATCGACCAGCCCTGCCAGCGCGCAACCTCTTGCGCCGCTATGGCCCGGATGTCGGGCCCGATTTGTAGATGCGGCTCGAACAGAAGGTGCAGCAACCCGTCCAAAAAATGCTGCCCGTGCCTGCTGTCCAGAAAGGCACGCACGGCCGCCTGCGGCGCGTTGGTTTCGGATTGAATGGCGACAAACGCCGCAGCCCAGAACGCATCGGCCGTCGCCTGTGACATGTCGCTGCGCAGGCAGGCTCCGTAAAACCCCTTGGCAATAATATTTTGCGTGGAAATCGTCATGCGGCACCCTTTCCGCGCTGCGCTGCGCGCACCTGGTCGGCATGATCCAGAAGCCGGGCTTCATAGATATGACGGACGAAATCCTCCCCTGCGGCATCAATAAGCCGGGCTAGGATGTCCCGCCCGTTCTCGCCGCGCGATTGCCCGAAGGTCGCCTGCCGCGCCACGGTTGGCAGAACTCCGTTTTCCCGGCACCACCGCTCAAAACTTTTACCGTTCCCGCGGAACGCCCCGATGATCGCGGCATGCAGTACCGCGCCGGGCTGGAACTCGAATTCCCGCCGTGTCATATGTTAACCTCACTTGTCGTTATGCGGTTTCCACCGCTGGTCTGATAGTGAGATTAGGGGACCATATGGTCTCAGTCAACAGGAAAAGGACCAAATGGTCTCTATTGGTGATCGGTTGAAGCAAGAAAGGCGCGCGCTTGGTTTGAACCAGGCCGAAATTGCTGCGCTGGCCAGCCAAGTGCCTAAATCACAGCAACGCTACGAGGCCGGCACTCGGTCGCCAGATGCTGAATATCTTTCGATCGTCGCGCGGCACGGTGTCGATGTTCTTTATGTGCTCACTGGCACGCGCGCCGCGTCTCTCCCGTTGCCCGATTCTAAAAACTTTCCGCCGCGCCTGCGTCAGCGGCTCAGCGATGCCATAGAAACCATTGAAGAAGGCCTCGCGGCGCTTGACCGAACGGCAGCCCCGGCCGTAAAGGCCCAGTTAGTGCTCGCGGCCTATGACATTCTCTCAAGTGAAGGCGAAGCCGCCACCGCCGAAATCATTCGCCTGCTCAGAGCCTGAGGTGACCATGCCGAAAGACCCGTCCGAAAACCCCAAAGGAACGATCCACCAGTTGATGCGCGAAGCCACAACGCGGGACGGTGCCGCCACCTCCGGTCCGGCAATCGTGACTATTCATGGCAATGCGAATATCGTAGCCGGGGGCAACGTGACGATCTACAATATCCCACCCCAAAGCCCCCACCCCAAAGCCTTCGGCCAAAGCCCCCGGCCAAAGCGCCCGCTTGGCCAATAAAAAAGGAAAAACGATAATGCGAACGATCATTGCAGCAGCTGCAATCGCAATAGGGATAAGCCCCGCCATTGCGCAGGATAATTTATGGTACGTCCCGGCAAACGGATATGTCGGCGAAGCTCTTGTAAGGTGGCATCCGGTCGTGGCGGCCTGTACCGACGCCGAAGACGTGGAACCGCTGAACTCTGCAATGCGCGCAGGCGATCAAATAATGACAAAACAGTTGATGTTGATGAATGAATGCGTCCCGCTCATGCAGGGAAGCCACGGGGAAATCATCGGCGCTGAAAAGGGGCCGATGCTTTTGCATATCCGCATGAACTATATGCCCGGCTATGACGACGCGACGCCCGAAAGCGGCCCTGAGTTGTTCGTCCGCGTGAACGATGTGACGTCTCTCGCCGATCAAAATGACCATCTCGTCAGCACCTGGCAGACGATGGTTGGCATCAAATAGGCGACGCACACGCCGAAATCAGGTCCCCGTTCATCTTGCGCATACAGGCCCACGAACCGACGCCAGGGCACGGTTTCCTGACACGTCTTTCCGTTATGGGAACTGCAAGGCGCACCGGGAACTTCGGCTCCGACGTCCACAGGCCACCGGCGCCCGTTTTCCGCCGCCGGTAGACCTTTTTCTCTGCCCTCTCGCTGCGATCTTCACGACCCTGCCGATAGCCGCATGCAGCGCGCCCAAAAGACGCCTCAAAGCCCGATAATCGGCGAAATCGCGTCCCAGTTCGCACCCCGCCTCTGCAGGCATCGCAAACGGCTTTGCGTATGTTCCTAAACGGTTTTTCGCTATCTGGGACGCTGAAACCGAACTGGGACGTCAGCGTCCCAGTTCCGGACACGCCGATTTTCCCCAAACGCCGCGCTCAAAGCCCCCTGACCGCCCGTTTATCAATGGCTTAGGTCCTGTTTTGTGCCGCACCCTCAACAGCGCCGGTCAGTGTTCACGCGCGCTCAAACCGCCCTTAAACGGCCATTTACGCCACCACTGCAGATCACAACAGATCCGCCAATTTTAGCGGCCCACCTGTCCCCAACGCCCTATTTTTTAAGCCCCATTCTGGCTCTTCCCGCTTCTTCGGCCCTCATCCGGGTTACTGCAGGAATAAGTGTCACACCACACCGGCGCA